ATTTCCTTGAAATTTTTTTGACCTAAAATATTTGGTCTGAAAAGAAAGACCCCTTTGATATTATCTCAGGGGTCACTACAAAAGGCAGTGCATATGAACTCACTACCTAAACGAAGGTATACCCTAATTTAATTCTTTTATCCACTCTTTTGGAATGAAGCCGTCAGCATATTTAAAACCATGCTTCTCGCACCACATTGCGTATGTTGTTTTGGATTTTTTCGAAATCCTAGTTTTAGAATTTGAAAATACAAATCTTAAATCTAGATTAGGGTATTGATTTTTAACAAGTAAAGATTTTTGTTTGTCTACTGTTAAAAACCTACCTTTGCCTTCTATGTACATAGGCTCACCATCTTTTTTAAAAAGAATAAAATCTGGTGTGTATCTATGCACCTTTTCAGGTTTCGTATATTTTAAAGTTATTGTTTCGTACTCAAACTTAATATTTTTTAATTTTAATTGAGTAGCTATTTGTTCTTCTAAACCACTTCGGTATTTAGAAGTCGTCTTTATCTTCTTGTACCTCGGTCTTAGTATCACTTGTAAACTCCTCAGTCGTTTGTGTATCTGAGTGTTCATATCCTTCTTCTTCTTTAAAACCGTAACCAGAAGAATTTGAGCCACCTTCAATCAAATTAATAATTTGTGCAGCTCTAAGTCTCATACTAACACCTGCGCCTACCATTGAAGTAAAGTACGGTATAAGTTCTGCGCTTACTTTAAGTTCAGAACCACCCCAGACATTTACGTTTGTCATTGGTTTGCCTTTTGCGTCAAAGAGTGTTGGTTTATTTTCAAAACTCTCTCCACTTTTAGTAGTTACTTTTGCTTTACATTTGAATTTTAAGATAACGTTGCCAGTTGGCTTTCCGTCATCATCAACTTCATCGTAGTACGGTGGGTCAGCTTGTTTTACTTTCTTCCCATTCGATTTTTCTGCGCCTATCTTTACGCTTTCTTCTCTAGCCGTATCAATCATTTTGATAACGTCTTGAGCGTCTTTTTTACTTAGTATAAGATTTGTTTTATAATCACCTACTTCAGAAAACTTAGTATCAGGGCTTGATAGCCATGGGTACTGAGCAATTCCAATTGGTGTAACAATCTTTGTGTACTTATTCTTCATTGTCGTATTCCTCATTTACTGTTTCATTGTCTAAATAGCCTTTTTCAATTAAGGCTACGCCCTCGTCTAAGGGCATTTGAACTTCGTCCATTGTTAACTCCGTTAGTTCTAATAGGGGTACTAATAAATAACCCATTAGTGGATTGATTTATGCAAAGAAAAACTCACTCTTTAAAACTTCCTCAATTTCAAAGTCACCTTTTTCTGGAACTTCTGGAAGCTTCGTTTTCTCGCTCTCGTTTAATATTGGTAACATTGATGTTTTAAAGTCTTCTAACGGACAACCATTTGAGTACATTTCTACAAATGTTTCTCTAATTGTGTCAGCTAGTGTTTGACTGTCGGCAGCCAATGTTCCGAAAGAGTCATGCACATTACAAAAATGTGACAGCCCTTTGTCATACGCTTTAACTACGCACATAAACAAATGCGCTGAGTCTTGAGCGTGTATGTAGTTTGGTGGACAACTGTTTTTGGCTTTGTGTACCGAAAACTTTTCTGTCTCTACATTTATTCTTGGTTTTATTATTTCACCAAACAATTTAGTTTTTACTCTCATAGATTTAAATTCTGGATAATCTTGTATTACTGGAAATCCAACTGGATTATTCCAACGTACAGCGTGTCCAGACTTTGCTAAAACTTTTGCACAATCTTGTAAGAATGCCATTCCTAATCTTGCTGAAGATAAAACCTCACCCATCGAGTCCCAAATCACACCTGCTAAAAATGTACAAGCTTGAAATGAAGCACTACCAAATGGATGTAAATCTCCCTGGTCCTTTCTTTTTACAATGTCCTCATCAACAAAATCACTACATGAGTATCTTGTTGAACCATAGGGACTTGTCATTATTGCTCTCTTAACTGTAGAACGTTTAACTCCAAACTGTAACCAAAGTTTTGCAAACTCACTGTCAGTCATTGTTTTTAAATTTTCAATAACTTTATCTTTGACTACTGAATAAACATCTTGAGGTCTTTCACTGTTTGATAAGTTAACTGCTTTTGCCGAGGGCGTGTGTCTTAGTATTCCAGAGTAATGTTGTATTCCATTACAAGAACCATCTTGGTTACAAATAAAATGACTAACGTAGCCATAACCTTTTTCTTTAAATTTGCACCACTCATCACACCATGCAAGAAATTGAAAAGGTTTATCTGCGTGTTCCCAATCTCTATTAGTAAAAGGGTCATCTTGTATTTCTTTAAACATTTGAAAATTACTTTCAACCCAATCTAATTGTTCTTTTCTACTTACTTTATCAATTCCAAATAGAGCTGCCCCAGTGACAGCTAACCAATAATCACCTTTGTTTTCTTCAGTGATTGCTTTACCTGTTCCAAACAAGTGTAAAGCTTTTGCAAAATCAACTCCTTGTCCATTTAAATAATTAGTTACATGATAACACCTAGACCTAAAATCTAATGTGTGTGCATGATAGAAAATTACTTTTAAAAACATTTCTGCTATCCACAAAACTTTTGCAAACAATAATCTTTTAGATTTTTGTCTTGCGTTTTCTGTGTGGACCAGGACAGCTTTTTGTCTGTACTCTTTTCTTGCTTCTGCGTTTGTCTCTATGTCGTGTGGTTTGTTTGGCAAATCTTCAAGTTCAGCTTTTGGTAACCCTCCAATGTTAATGTTTTTGTCCCAAGCTTTTTTTAAAACTTTAAAAACAAACTCATTTATTTTGTAAGGTGTGTTTTGCATTGCATTAATGCCTTTATAAATAATTGGCATTTTAACATCTTTTATTTGCTGAAGGTTTTCTCTTTTACGATACTTAACTAATGTTAAAGGTTTTATGTGTCTACTGTAATAACCTCCACCAGTTACTTTGCCTTCTTCCCACATTCTTGGTGGAATGATTGTCGGAAAATATTCTGGTGCAAGAACTTCTAAAAAATCATTTCGATTGTTTATCCATTCTAAAGTTTTCTCTGTAGGTAATAAAACTTTTTCTTGTCTGCGTCTCCTTATCTGTGATTTAACTTCACAAAGTCCAGTAGATAAAACCATAAGCTCTATAAGCTTGTAGCCAACATGAACTTTTTCACTCCTAGTCCACAACACCCACTCCAACTCATTCTTTTGCGCTGACTCTCTAAGTTTCCTTCTCTTATACATATAGCCAAACGACCTTTTATCTAGGTCTGTTTTTACAATTCCATAATGTTCTGGTTTGGACTCTTCAAAAGTTCTTAACGCTACCTCATCCTCAATTTTACTTGCCACGTTTATGGCTGCACTTGTAAGTTTCCTTGCAATAGTAATTGAATTGATAATAGATTTGGCTGTTATTAAAGACGCTATGTCTGGTTCTATTAAAGACAATAGCCTTCTTGATATGGGCTGAACACCCTTTGTGTTTCCTCCTTCATTAACAAATTGTGTAATTGCTTCTGATAAAGGTCTTATTGAATTAGACAATAAAGTCTTACCATAGTTAGTAAAACTCTCTTCTCCTCGTTTTTTATGGTCACTTAATCTTTTTTGAAAACGATTAATGCCACGGTTTCTCATATCCTTTTCCAACTCCAATTGTTCTTTTAAAGAGGTAAAAGGTAATGTGATATATCCATTGTGTTTCAACATACGACTCCTTTGGTTATATAGAGGGACTTGTAACCCCCTTGGTTCTAATAGGGGTACTAATTAACCCTCATGTGGATAGATTAATAAAAAAAAATTTTAATGTTTGGAAAGTGTTAAAAGTAAGTCATACCAGGGAAAGTAATCTAAACACTCCGTTGGTCAGTATACTGCCCCAACTGATTAGAAAACCGATGCTCTATCCAACTGAGCTAAGAGCGCAATTTTATCTATCCGATGGTTTACTATATCTTTTAACACTAATCCAAACATTTCTTTAATCCGTTAAGAGGTTTTACGCAACGGTTCTTCACTGTCCGTTGGTTCTAACTCGTTAGTGGATTGTGGTTCAAGTACATTAACAAACGTTGTTAATCGTTTGCTCATAACTTTACCGTACCGTTCAATCATTCTTGTGTCAGCATGACCGACCCATTGTTGAACAGCTTTTTCAGGAACATCATTATTTAACAAACGATGTACCAATGTTCGTCTACAAGCATGAATGCCAAACCTTTTGTCATTTTGTAAGTCCATTGCTTTACGAACTTTACGCCAACTTGAGTTTGGTCTCCATTGAGCAAAATGTCGAAACAATCTTTCACCTGGTTTTTTCTCATGTGAAAATCTTTCAACAATTTTTTGACAACGCTTTGTTAATGGAACGCCCCTAGGTTCATCTGTCTTAGTGTCCCATAGTTGTATTCTATCTTCATAGCAGTTACCAACTTTAAGCTTTTGCAGCTCAGACAATCTAATTCCAGTATCAATTAACATGATAAAAAAATCAGCGTCATCTTTCATATTCCAGGAACGCAAAAAGTTAATTAATTGTTTCTCTTCTTCGTGAGTAACATATCTTAATTTCTTTTTAGGTTCTTTCAACCAACTTATGTATGGCTTTCTTTTCAATTGATAAACTCCATGTCTTCTTAAACAAAAAGTTATCATTGTAGAGATAGCTGACAAGTATCTATTTATTGTTGCATTCGATAAATCTTTATCTCTTAACATTGCAACTAGACCGTCAAGCATACTTTCATCAATATCAGTTATAAAAGTGTCTTCGCCCCAAAACTCTATAATCTTTTTTGCACGGTCTTTGACGCTTTCGTCTCGCCCCAAGTCCCATTGTGTTTTGCAAACTAAATTATAAATTTCTTGCAGCTCTTTTGGATTAGCTTTCATTATATACCTCCTTCCTATACTAGATGTGATGTTAACTAATTGTAGCATACAATTTTTTTCCTCTGTTAGTCAACTTAACAAGTTTTCTTCTACGTTCCATGGGGTCTTCTAAAGCTTCAACAAAGTTTAAACCTTCTTTTCTTGACCAACTCCATTTTGATAAAAGAGAAACGTTTCGGCTCACGCTTGATTGAGCCATATTCAAGTCTTTAGCAATTTTAGTCATAGGAACACCCTCGTTAAATTCGTGTATTCCAACATATAAAAAAACTGCAATTGTTTGACTTTGAATGTCTGCATCGAACTTTCTAAAAGTTTCGATTTGTTTTAGCAGATTTATTGCGTTCATCTTACCCTTCCAGGTTACGTTATTTATGACTTGTAGGCACGGTAAATAACAAAATTCATGCTAAATGCAACGCTAATATATATAAAGCCTTAAATAAGCAAAATCTATTATATACTCTTTTCCGTCACGCTGACATTTAAAATTACTCCATTTAGTATAGCTTTCTATCTGAATGCTAAAGAGAATAAAATTTAAGCGCATATTATCCTCCGTATTTTGATGGTGCATTTATAAGATTAGCAAAAAAACCGTTCATGTTGCCACAACTTAAACTAGTTCTTTTAGTTGAAGTAGTAAACCAATACAAAACTTTACATGAAAGCTGTCTTGTTCTGTGTCCGACTTTGTCCATTTTAACCTCCTTTCGCATTAATTGTTAATTTTAATTACTCTATAATTTGCATAGAATTTTGTAAATCTCTTTGTAATTGTATTTCGCTCCTTCGCCCCTAAATATAGTCTCGCCCCTCAGAAAATAGAGAATTGG